GCCATCTCCTTGTACTCAAGGAATGCATGGTGTTCTTCGTCAGGTAAACCCAGAGTGTCGTTCAACAATGCATAGGCACGTTGGTGTACACCTTCTCGGTTTGCGAACGATGATAACATATTACGAATCTCGTTGTTCTTAAACTTCGGAATCAACAGTTCGTGATAGTTCTCTCCTACCTGTACGTCTGACTGTGTAAACAATCGTAGTACTTGGGTAACAAATTCCTTTTCCTGTTCAGAGAGTTTTGTTCTCCAATCTTGTACATCCTCTGATAGTTCCGCTTCCGATTCTACCCAATGGATTTCTTCGTGTTTGGTTGTTAACTCTACCGCCCAAGGGTAGAGGAATGGTTTGTACGTCTTACTAAAATCTAATAGTGCCATTTTTATCCTTATCCTTCGCAAGCCCGACATTCATCGGACTCTTCTATTTCTATTGGTTTGTTTAGGTGTTCCATCAAATCCTCATACCCACCTACATACTCACCTTCAATGTAAATTTGTGGTACTGTCTTAACATCTCGACCTGTTACTTCTTTTGCGGTCTTACCAATGTCTGCAAGATCAATCTTGTCGAATGGTATTCCTCTCAACTTGAGTTCTTCCATCGCCATTGCACAGAATGGACAGTTACCTTTAGTATAGACGATTGATCGGGTGTCACCTTGTAGTGCGACCCTTTCTACCTTCTCAGATACATTCTCGGCACGTTGTTTCGCCTCGGTGCGTAGATAGTATAGACCTTTAAGTCCATCCTTCCATGCCTTTAAGTGTACCTTGTTCACATAAGACTTCTCTGCACCAGCAGGGAAGAATAAATTAACCGACTGTCCTTGACATATAAATGGTTGTCTTTCTGCAGCGTGTTGTACAACCCATGTTTGGTCAAGTTCATCCGCAGTTCTGAATACAGCCTTTTCACCTTCTGTGAAGAATGGTAAATGTTGTACCGAACCTTTGTTAGTAATGATTGATGTCCAGTTGGACTCGTTGTTCTCACCTTTATCATCAAGTAACTGAGTCAAGTACTTGTTCTTCACTAGGAAAGAACCAGCACGTGTGCGGTGAGTATATGCATTTGCCTTCAATGGTTCGATAGAAGGACTTGTACTTAAAATAACACCAGATGATGCGTTTGGTGCGATTGCCATCAAGTGAGAGTTTCTTCGTCCACTCCCCTCACCATCAGGATACTCACCACGTTCTTCGGCAAGTAGTTTGGTCTCTGCGACTGCTTCCTCATTGATATGTTGGAATACAGTTCGGTTGATCTCTCGTGCAGCTTCTGACTCCCACGCAACTCCATGTTTCTGTAGTAGACTGTGGAAACCCATTGCACCTAGTCCAATACTTCTCTCACGTTGTGCAGAATACTTTGCACGAGAGATAGTGTCAGGTGCATTGTCAATGAAGTACTCTAATACATTATCGAGCATTCGTACAATGTCACGTACAATAGAAGTGTCTTTCCACTCGTCATAGTACTCTAGATTGAGAGAAGATAGGCAACATACGGCAGTGCGATCTGCATCTGTGGGAAGATGAATCTCGTTACATAAATTGGAACCATGAATCTTTAATCCTTTATCTTGTAGTGGTTGTGGTAAATCACGATTTGCGGTATCAATGAAGTTCAGGTAGGGTTCACCTGTGCGGAATCGTGTCTCTAGAATGCGTTCCCATAGTTTACGAGCATCAGTACTATCCTTAACACTACCATCTTTAGGGTCACGAAGATCAAAAGAACTTCCTGTCTTGACCGCTTCCATAAACTCGTCCGAGACATTGATAGCGTTGTGAAGGTTCAATGCTTTACGTTGTACATCACCTGTCGGGATACGCATATTCAAAAACTCAATGATATCTGGATGTGAGATATCCATGTAAGCGGCATACGAACCCTTACGAGTCTTACCTTGTCGATATGCAATCATATCAGCATCAACAGTGTGTAGGAATGGCATCGGGCCAGGCGCAATGTCTGATACAGTTCGTACATCACTCCAGTGTCCACCAACACCACCACCCATTACAGACAACCATCGCAACTCAGATGAGTGACTGATCAGTCCTTCAAGACTGTCGGGTACGTATGTGAGGAAACAAGAGATAGGCATACCTTTGTTCTTTGCATCATGTCCATTGGGTGCATTTGACAGAACAGGGGAGGCGAACATGAACCACTTATTAGACACGTAGTCATACAGACGTTGTGCTAACTCGTCATCCATTTCATCTCGGTACTTAGACCATGCTTTTGCAGCTCTTGCGAAACCCTCTTGTGGACTTTTTTCATAATCATTCAAATAAAAATCTTTTAACATACCTACTGCATATTCAGCGAGTAGGGAATCTTTCTTCTTATCAATTTTGAGGGTCATATTTTACTTTCCATAGAGTGTAGTTTTCTTGAGGGGTAATAGTATCTATACCCCCAGAGTTTTTCAATTAGGTTATTTTACCCCAAAAGGGCGGAAATGTCAATCTTTTTCTGAATTATTTTCACTGTTTATTTCACCAGTGATTGCATTCTCATAATAGATGATGATTGACTTTTGTTGCTCGAGATATCTGCGTGTCTCGGCAACATTAAGTGCAAGAGTCTCGTAGGAACGAACGCTCATTGCATAGAAGACCCAAGGTTGACCATTGTCTTTGACATACTCCGCAAGGAATCCATCAAAGTTTTCTTCGGTCACAACATAAAACTTGGGTTCACCCAGAGTTACAGGTTTGGGACTACGTTGGAGGGGAATCTTTTTCTCGACCAGTTCTTTTTGTACGACTACCTGTGATTCAGGTGTTCGTAAAAGGGCGCACCCACTACTCAGAGTCAATAGTAGTGAGAGACTCAATATCGTCAAAAACTTTCTTTGTCGCATTATTAATCCTTAGTTGTATCATGCCAGGACGTTTCAAAGATAGTCGAGTCAGGTCGTGATCTCTAAACTTTTCGATCAGACTATCTTTGTACACCTCTGCCTGTTGTAGGTTTGCTTGCAGTTCTAAGTTCTGTTCTTCCATTTGAGTTGCGAACTGTGTTGCTTCTTCTAGTGCAAGTGCATTACTTTCCGCAACCAGTTCCAACTTCGCATTGTTTTCTCTTAGAACCGCAATACGATTCTTCATGTCTCGGTACTCTGACACCGCACCGAATACCAACATTCCGACAATACCAGCAACCGCAAGTTTTGCGTATAGTCCGAACATTAGTCTTCTTTCTTATAGAATGTCCATGCACCATAAGCGATTGCACCAAGTGCAACCAAGTTAGCGATGGGTTTAAGGATTAGGAAAGTGATTCCAGCACCAATCAGTACAAGTCCATCAACCGATGTACGTTCTTTAATTCTTGAGGTAAATAAATCTAACATTACTATTCTCCTATTTTACAGTTACGTTCACGATGACCATTCCACGCAACAAATCCACCGATTGCTAATGCCCAATATGCGAGTTTGTTTAACAGGTGGAAACCATTTTGTTCGATATTAATATCACGGAACAACTGATCTGCTTCGTTCTGTGTCATGGGTTCGGAGGTTGACTTCTTACCCTTCTTCAGAAGTACTGTGTATTTGTATGCATAGTCATGTACCAGACCACCAACCAACAATACACCTGTGGGTGATAACCATGATGCAAGGAACTTAGGTACAGATGCACCATCGAACACGAATCCTTTGGGAATGACATAGTTCTCACCATTCACCGAGAACTGCCAGTCCTTTGCGATTTCCCAAGTGCGTACACCAGTAATCCACATCCAGATTGCACCCCAGAAACCTTTACCCGCTGTCGGGATAGTGATTGGTTTCATGTGAGGCATCTCACCATACTTGAAACCGACCAGAGGTTCATCTTGATCAACACCACACGCATTGACGATAAACCCAATAATAATCAGAATACCTACTACAGTAAACTGCCAAAAATTAACTAGTTGTTCTAAAACAAATTCCATTATTTACTCCACTTTTCTCTTTGTTCTTTTCTATTTTGTAAAAATCGTTTGACCACATCTGGTCGTTTCTTTTTCTTTTTCTTATCAAGATAGACAGGGACAGTACTACTATCATCCCCTGCACCAGCGACTGCGCTAGTACCAGTCATCTCCTCATAAAACTTATGAAAATCTCTCATCGAGTAATCTCTCCTGTAGTGAAATACACCCACTGACTAGAATTTTCGTGTAGTCCTTTATATATGTCTAACCCAAGAACCTCGTCAATAGGTAACGCCTGAGTCTCTATAATTCTTACTCGGTCACCTTTCTTCACAATATCTTCGCAATAGAGTGCGGTTACTGTGTCATTTTTCATACGATAAATGCCAGGCGATAGTTGTTTATCATCAAGCATAAACCATTCCGACTGTTCTGCAAGACAATCTAGAATGTCGATACCTGTCTCTTCGTGAATTTGCATTAGACGTTCGTCAGATAACTCTCCATGTTCCTTAATCAATGCAAGTGCGGCACCATAACGTGCAACAACCGATTGACCGCCAGGCACTTTCGACATGAGTCTTTTCAGGTTGAATACCAGTCTGTGGAATGGAGTGTAATGCGAACGATACGCTTCACGGTCATCAATACTATTAGTATTAAATTCCTTGTTCTTTTTACCATCCACATCAATGATGCCTTTCTTGAACGCCTCGGTCTTATCGAACGGAGTTACAAGTAACTTCAAGAATCGGATAGTGTAAACTAAGTCTGCTGCTGATTTTAATATTCCCATGATACTATTTATACTCGAAAAAAGTTCTAAATTTCTCTTAATGCATCAACAACACGTCTATCCATCTCTATATTGGTATATTCGTGGTTCTTGATTACTTTAAGGAAAATGAGGAAGGGTTTCAATGTACCCCAATGGTCGAGTTCGATTTTAAGTTCTAGGATGTCAAGTCCAGGCTGAATACCGAACACATTGAAGATTACGATTAGATGATTAAGGATTAGACGTTCCGACAGAACATCGGTGTCTCGGTAACGATTCAACAATCTCTTGATATACTTAAACTTTTTGAGGTCTTCAAAGAACTCATCACTATCGATACACTTAGGGTTCTGATAGTGTTGAGCAGCAAAGATTGTTAGATTGTCTTTCGTTAGTTGCATTATGTAATCCAAGTTGGGGGTACACTTTAGTGTGTACCCCTTTACTTAGGGGTTTATTCAAACAGGTTTTTTATTTGTCCAAGTAGAGATTTCTTAGACTTACGTCTGTCCAATTCAACACCATGAGTACGACCCAGTGCTTCTAATTCTACCTTGGTCATCTCATCAAGAGACTTGTCACCGATAGGTGCTTCGGTTAGAGTTTGGATAACTGGTTCAGGTACTTCAGTGATTACTTCTGCGACACCATTGAACTCATCAATTTGTTCTTGAGTGAATCCACCAGACTTGTACACTTCACCAGTTACTGGGTCTGTCCAACCACGTGACGTTGGGACTGCGTTAGAACACCACTTAGGCGCTTTAATTGTCATAACATTTACCTTTTTTTATTAACCTACGAATCCGACCGCAACAGCCTTAACAACAGAACTCGCAGCGTATATTCTATCCTCAGCAGTTTTTCTCAAGGTTAGTACTTCACCAGCTGCGATAGTAACAGAACGAACATCACTTACTAATAGACCAACATAGTTGCCAACATAGTTACCAACATAGTTACCAGTAAAGTTACCAGTATAGTTTGATGAACGAGTTGCTGATGTATTTGTTGTCGAAACTCGCATAAAATCCATACCACCAATATAGTTACCAACAAAGTTACCAGTAAAGTTACCAGTAAAGTTTCTACTAAAACTCGCATTACTGTCAACTGTACGAACTTGCAATGAACTTCTTGTGTAACTCGCTTGACCATGACTCTCTACTGTCACGAGTACAGCAGTATCACTTGTATTGACCAGTCGTATCAATTTTGCACGACCCAAAGTAGTGGAAGTGCCACTACTTGTTGGTAATGCGGTTTCTGTTCCTTGTAAAATTATTACAGACATTTTTTTATCCTCGTCTCTTTGCCATACGTTCTAGAAACGCTTTCGCTTCTCTGGTACGACCATCAAATGCATTCTTTGGTTTGTCAGAAGTCAGGTCTGCAATCTCTGCAACACTCTTACCATTGATGATGTTCTGTGCCTGTGCAATGATGTCTTCGGCAGACTCATCCAGACTTTCAAGTCCTTCAAGACCTTCGAACATCTTCGCAGCTTTCTTCAAGTCAACAGTGTCGATGTCACCATGTTGATTCTTAGTTCTAACAGTAACCTTACGACCACTCTTACCTAACTCAATTGCGTAGGTCTTACCATCCTTACCACGAACACCTGTTACCAATCCTTCATCTATACTAGTAAGACCATCGTCACTCTTAGATAAGTCTTGTTGCATCTTTTTGAGATTACCACCTTTGAATTGGATATTCAACATTGAGTCTCTACCTTTAGGTACTTCAACATCAATGTTCTTACCACCATTCTTTTTGATAAGAGCAACATATTGTTTTTCATCACCTTTGCGATATTCGCCTGGTTCATATTCTCTCATCAAGACACCTTCGGCTAATTTGAATGGTGCTTTCTTACTGATAGTACCCTTACGCAATGCATCACCGATTAGTTTACCTAACTTCGCACTGTCGTATCTTTTATACTTGGGCATAGACAATAGAACATCTTGTGCTTGACTATCAGACTTACCTTTCTTTTTGAGTTCTTCGTAGTCTTTGAGCAGATTACGATTTTCGTCAAGTTCTACTTCTTCCTTGACTTCGGTAGACTTAACAATTTTGTTGTCACCTTTCTTAGAATCGATAGAACCTTTACCAGAGTTTGCTTTAGTTGCACGACCCGCTTTAGATGCAGTTTCGTGTGTCTCTTCTTCATCAGTCTTATCAACTGTATGTTTCTTAGAGAACTCTTTAGACTTAGGTGATTCTTTAGAATCAATCTCTTCTGGTTTGGTTGCGTTAGACTTCTGTTGTTTAGCAGCAGATTCCCACATCTTGTGTAGGTCAGTAATTGCATCAGTCAAATCGATGTCTTCACCAATCTTAGAGATTTCAGCAGTCTTGGCATTAGATGCAACTTTCTTCTTGTCATCTTTCTTCCCTGCAACTTTAGGTGCTTCTTTCTCTTCTTCGTCACCTTCGTCTTCGATTTCTTCTTTAGTTGTCACATCGTACTTCTTACCAGCAACAACAAAGGTATCATCACCCTTATCTTTGGCAGCTTTAAGTGCCTGAGTGAATGCATTACCTTCTTTCTTAGCAGGTTTCTTACCACCATCAATCGCATCGTCAGTTGCGGCACGTTTCTTGTGTAGATACTCGTCAGACGAATCAACATCACCATCATTGTCGATGTCTTTGTCTTTACGGTCTTTGAATTTCTTGTCGTTTTCTGCATCATCAACAGGGTCAAGTTTCTTCTTCTCTGCAAGTTCCCAACCTTTCTTCAAGTACTCTTTCTCTTTTGACTTGTCGATTACGATTGTTTTACCACCTTTCTGAACCATAGAGTCTTTCTTGGGGTCTTTCATTTGACGTGCTTCGTCAATTTCTAATGATTCACCAAGGATGACTTGGGAGTAGGCATCCATTAATGATTTCATATCTTTACTTTGCATGGTGTTT